CCTGATGAGTCTTTGAAAATTAAGACGAAACACCCAAAAGGGTGTCGGAAATAACAAAGGAACAAACACAAGGAGGTACAAAATGGCTTATATTGGTAAGATTAAAGAGAGACTTGAACTGGTTGTAACAGTTGTTGGGGATTATGTTTTTGAAAACTACTTTGGATATCAGCCAACACTCAGCCACATATACACAATGAAAGACAAAGAAGGCAATGTATTTGTCTGGAAAACTTCTAATAATCTTGTTATCGAGACAGTTACCGAAGAGAATTTTATCGACATGGACTTTGCCAAAAAAGGAGACAAAATTCGCATTAAGGGCACTGTTAAGGATCATAACGAGTACAGAAACGAACCACAAACGATCTTAACAAGATGCAAGGTTATGGAGATTATTGAAAGAGCTTTGACCAAAGAAGAAAAGCAAGAACTCAAGAAACAAGAACAGCTTGCTACTCTTACTGATGGCGATATAGTTTATAACATGAAATACAGTCAGTACAAAAAACACTATTCAGATTGTGAGACTCTCGCTGGAACGTACGATAGCACAGATAGTACAATAGACGTTATTGTTCGTGAAGGTCGGCTCAAGGCTAGCGGTGTTCGTGGTAAAAGATTTTCAGATTTTCTTTTCCGTCATGAAAATGGAGCTGTCCGTTGCATATATGCAGTATCTTTTGAAAATGCGTGGAAAAGACTTGAAAAAGAATATAAAAACACTGAGGGTTGGAAACTTGAAAAAGAAATACCTTCAGGGTCATACAAAGGATGGTACTAATTTTCATCGCAAGGTAGCGTAATAGAAAGGAGATACTAAATGAAAAAATACAGATGGATCAATATGTACACATGTGAAGTTTTTGACACCTTATTAAAAGCTATAACAACTTCAATTAGAGACATGAAACACTACAAACAGTGTAGAACAATTAAAAACCTTAACATAAGGATAGAAAAAATCTAAGACTGCAATAAATACTCAGAAAGGCTTTGTTTCATAGACAAGGCTTTTCTTATTTTTTCATCAACAGTTTCTTTACCCTTTACTTTGGATATGATATGGTAATAAGTTACTGGTCTTTTTTGGCCAGGACGATGTGTTCTCTTGAGGCTTTGACGGTATTGTCCATATGAAAAAGTATGACTATAATATATACAATAACGTGCTTCTACAAGACTGATAGATTCTGCTCCAGAACTATACTGAACAGCTAAGCAATTGACCTTGCCTTGCTTCCACCTTTTATAGTCGTCACATTGTCCAGAAATTTCTCCGTATGTTCGCTTGAGCTTTTTGCAGATCTTTTCAATATTATCAAAATCCTTCCTGTACTTAGCAAACACAACAACTTTTTCCCATTTAGGTATGGAATCTAACAAGTCTTCCAACATCTCCTGCTTGCTATGGTCTTTTTCCACAAGCTCCTGCACGGTAAAGTCTTCATCTTCAACAAACAAATATCCGCTCAGAAGTTGTTGAAGTCTTGTATGCTTGACCAATATATTGGTGGTTTCCGTAATGCCTGACTCATCTTCATATACACCTTCACGGTCAAGCTCTTTGTAAATTTTCTGAGCCTCTGGAGACAATTCCTGTTCTCTGTATATATGAGTTACTTTTGGAAGTTCTACTTCAGATTCTGTATAAAATGCGCAACTATACACTTTTTTCTCTAACTCATCTAAATTTTTGTAAGGTTGTTTTTTGTCTAATACTGTATATCCTGCATACATACTTGCTCTTATGTCTACATTTTCATAACGGTCTTTGAACTTTTGAAAGTTTGTGCCAAATATTGTTGGGTCTAAAAATTTATATTGACTGTAAATATCAATAGGACTTTCGGGTGTAGGTGTTCCAGTAAGAATATATCTACATTTTGTTCTGTTGCTTAAAGCTGACATACAGATACTCACTTTTGTACTGGAGGCTTTTATTTTGTGAGATTCATCACAAATTATACAATCAAATTTTTGTTTGTATAAAAAAGTCTTAAAAGGGTCACGCCATACTGATTCATAATTATTTATAAATACGACAGGAACATCCGAAATTGACGATAAGCGCAACTTTTCCTTCATTATTGATAACTTATCTGGTGAATTATAATTACACAGATTAAAGACGCAATTTTTCAATTCAGAATGAATCTCAAATTCTTTTTCCCAAACATCGCAAGATTTTTTTGTTCCTATAATTAAAACAAACCTAAAGCCACGATTGACAATTAAATCAATCATGACTTTAGTTTTTCCTGATCCCATGTCTGTAAACAAAGCAGCTTGATCTCTTACCATTAGATAGTCAAGAGCTTTCCATTGATGTAACCACGGTTTTGTTTTCAACTTATACATTGTTTTTCTCCAATAGTTCCTTGAGTTCTTCTAAAGAATAGACGACATCGCAAACAGCTCCTGCAGCAGACCACCTTTTAAGGTTTATGCTTTGTTTCTTACTTTCTTTGTTTCCGTGATCTGAGGTTTTCACTTCTATACGGATGCTTCGACCGTTTATACAGGCATTTATATCAGCTTTTCCGCTGCTTCTTGCTGTGCCTTGAACTTTTTCAGCAACACCCTGCGGTAAACTGTTAATGTAATTGAGTATCTTATTAACAATGGTTACTTCCCTAGCCATGTGCACATCCTATTTATTTTTTCACGTACTAATGATCCCTCAGCTGGAAAATTCTTGTCGTCTATGTAAACATTTGCATAAACTTTTCTTGTATCTAACCCAGTTAATTCTTGAACTTCATCAATGTTTTCATTTATTTTAGTGAAAGTAAAGCCATTGTCTTCACACCAATTTACAGCATCCTCTAATAGTTTGCCTGTACGTGATGTCCAAAGAATTGTCTTAATTCCTATACTTTGCAATCTTTTTATGGCTTCGCACATTGTTGATCGTTCTGATCCAATCTCAGGAAATTCATCATGAACTAAAGTTCCATCAAAATCTACTGCCACAATTGGAGGCAAGCTTGAAAAGTTTGTTGTATTTTGCTCTATCATGTTTTCTTATCTCCCTTCCCATGTGTTCGCTCATCCATACCCTTAACCAAAAATGCTCATTAGTCACTACTTGATTGTAATGTATGTGAGGGTACACGCATCTGTACTTATCAATTACAAGCTCTTTTAACAACTGTATATGGTACTTTTCTGAGAAATCGATCCACCAATTAAAATCTTCTTCAGCCCACTTTGTTAACCAACGCTTGAAAAAAGTTCTGTGAACTTTACAAACATCAAAAAAAGTGTTGTATATATCAGGGTGAATACTACACACATAAGCTTTATCTTCTTGGTCTTTCACCCTGATATAAACCATTTTTAGATATACATCTTTTTTCATCTTTTTAAGTTTCTTTCATAAAGATGTAATGAGCCTGATATGTGTGTATATTCACCTATATCTACACCAAGTTCCATAGCCATCCTAATTTGATAACAAGTAAATGTAAATACATCATAAGGAAACCCCATCCATACATCATTACTTCTCATATAAGTGGTAAGATGTAACTTGTTATCTCTTATAAAGAACTGCAAGCAGACCGTACAAGGTGTATCTTTTGGATGAGTTCCTGGATCTTTGATATGTATAACTGCTTGTCTGCTGTTAGGGTCTTTTTGAAGCATGTCTCTTATAAATTCCCATTGATCAAATCCATAGAACTTGTGTATTTTATGCCCATAATTGCTATTAACTGTTAAACCATCTTCTGACATTCTGTCCCAGGCTTTTGTGTATTTCTGTATCTCAGACAGATTGTTATTAGCAGATAGATACCAAAGCATTTCACCAACCATGTACCTGAGATTGAGCTTACGAATGTCTGATTGAACTATATTCCGTGTAGGGTCTTTTATGACCGTGACAGCGTTCAAAATCTCGCCTACCACACCACCATCTCTTGAATCTTCGGAAAAACCTTTTTCTGCTTGATCCTGTAACTTACCATACCAGCATTCCCATGCTTCTGTTGCATTTTTTGCTACACAAACGTCCATTTCTTTCTCCTTTCTATAGTGCTCTAAGATAACTCATAAAAGTCTGAGCTAATTCAGCTGTCTTATCTAGATCGTTAGCAGGCAGCTGAATAGTCATATCATAAGGTGCTTTTTCTAAGTCGTCCCACCATATAGGCTCTTCAGCTGGAACTCCTCTTGTAATGAGAACGGACAACACGCTCAACTCATCACGTTCTTGGTAATGATCCATTAGTTTTTTTATGACTTTGGGATCACGTACTTGATAAAAGATTATCTGATCACGATCTCTTAAAGAACAGATTTGAATCTGTTGTTCTAAGTCTCTATCAAGTGTACCAATGTCCTCCATGTAATCAACCATACTTTTCAGCATAGTGCGAACTGTTTCATTCTTTCCTTGTTTGTCTTCCCAACCTAACACACGCATAGCGGTCTTAGCTCTGTCTGATCTGTGATAATTAAGTATATTGCAAGGATAATATGACTTTGAATTTTGTATGCAATAATTTATAAATGTGTCTTTTCCAACACCTGCTTTACCATTAAGCAGAATTAAAATTGTTTTACTCATAATCTTCCTCCAGATTTATCTTGTATCCTCCCCAATTCTTCCATTTGAATTGAATAGAAGGAACACCAGTTGATGTTGTCTTTACTCCAATTAAGTTAGGGTCATTACATACATTATTTTGAAAACAAGAAACAAATCTTTCGTACTTTCCCTTGAATGTATCATTGGTTCCATCTTCGATATTTCCGATTTGTGGACAATCATATTCAACCAATCCAATTTTTCCGGTCAAAAAACCGTTTCTCATCAGCTCATAAAGAATATACAAATCTTCATTTCCAACATTTCTTGTACTCTCATAATTTCCAACTTTTAACACTGATGGGACATGTATCAAAACACATTGTATTGGAGCAGACTTGTTTATTCTTATCAATGGACCATGATTAAATCTGTCATAAGCTCTATGGTTAGGGGAACTCAATCTAAGATTGTGTTCTTTTGCAAGTGTAAACCAAAGTTTCAAAGCCTTGTTCTCAAACCTTGGAGGAGTCTTAGACCCATCAATAATACGTTGTGAATTCCAAGTTCCGTCGTCTCTCTCTCCGAGAACTTCGACCTTGCTTATATCGTCGTCAAACATAAAAGCCCAATCATATCCGTGTTTATTACACCAATAGACTATATATCTCCTTGTTTTCCCAATCTCTTCAATTGTAGTAGGAAGCACTACTATGTTGAATCCTTTGTCTTGCAGGTACTCATAATCTCGATATTGTTCTTTGCGCACAAACACAAATTTCTGAAGCTTGATTGAGTTGAGCTTATTGAATATCTTTGCATCGGGACGGTTGTAAGACGGAATTGTAATTATCGGTCTCATAACATCTCCTCTAATTCCTCAAAAAATTGGCTTCTAACTGAAGTTTTGCCTGTAATTGAATTATCTACCACCACAACAGGAAACTCACCTGCCTGTCTGAATTTCTCAATCCCTTTTTCCATTGTTTTGTATTTATCTCGAACAAGGTTCTCCTTGAACTCCTTGCCCCCATTCCGTTTCTTGATTCGCTCAATACAGGTCTCAACAGGGGGCATTAAATAGTAAACAACAGGCTGAATTCCATAGGAATCTTGTACCTCTCTAAACAGGTCTGCGTATGTGGAATATGTAGTTGCTGCAAGTATTCCCTCCATCAGTATATTGTACTCAGGAAATTTCTTTAATGCATAGTGCAAAACCTTTTCTGTGAATGCTTTATTGGGAAATTGGTCCAAACCACCGACTTGACGATTGTAAGCTCCTAAAGCAACCCACTTATATGTTGGAAAGACCGTGAGAATCTTTTTGAGCTTTCCTTGGTAGGGTCTTGAAACCTCATACATGGCAGGGTCATCTTTCATAGATATAAGTATTGTAGACTTTCCAGAGCCATTTGTTCCTCTTATGTTTACAAGAAGTCTTTTCTGTTCAACCTCAACTCCGGTCAACCCTTTGTTCAACCAAAGTTTTGTTCTTTCTTTGCGTATTCCGTTCCAACCGTTCAGCTCTCCAAGCATGTGAGTTTTCCACAATGACTTTCGAACTTTCCATATTCTATTCCATATTTTATTGTCATATGGCTCATTTTCAATATGCCAATAGAGGTTTTGTAGTTGCCTGTCATGATGGAAGCCACCATATCTTGTTCCATGGAACAAGTTTGTAAAGCTACATATCTTTGTGTACCAAACTTCTGGAGGATTGTTTGGGTATTTCTTTTCCATTCTTTCACACAGCTTTTCAAACTTTTTATCCATCCAGTTTGCGTCACTGTTTGTAACGGAAGACCCTGAGTGTATTTCATTTGCCCTTTCGTCCTTGTAACAAATAAGACACATTCCTTCAGCAAGTTGCGGGGTCTTTTTCCAATCAGGATATCTTGTCCCAAGATTGAATCCTGCTGCATACACACAATTTTCAAACAAGTCTACAGAAAATCCTCCTATGTTTTTAATTCTAAGCAAATCTTTTCTTAAGGATTCTCTGTTTTGAATAGACTGTATCCAGTCTTTTGGGTTGCCTTCAGTTAAATCTAACCAACCATTTATTGCATCTGGATAAAGTTTCATAGAGACAACTCGTCTTTTGTCTGGGTTTGTGTGTGGTTTATGCTCTTGGTACCAATCTATTGCTTGTTCAAGGTTTTTATTGAATCTTACAGTACCAGCTATTGCAGTCAATTCCTCATAGAATAAACAATGGAGAAATGATGCATTCATTACAGTGGATACATCCCAATTCGCTCTTCTACCATACTCAATTATTGTTGGATGACAAACTGTAGGAGCACCAATCGCATAGTCTAAAAATTTGTCTACACGCCAAGTTTTTCCTGTGTCTCCTGGTATCTTGTATAAATCCATAGTTCTCTCCTTACAAGAGAAAGGGCAAATACATGCCCCTTCTCATATGAATTTAACAATTAGTCTTCATCATCCCAATCATCATCATCCCAATCATCGTCATCATCTGGTTCGGGCTCAGGCTCTTTTTTGTTTGTTTTTTTGTTTTTCTTTTCCGTCTTTTTAGACTTTTCCTCAGGTTCATCATCGTCTTCGTCATCATCTTCTTCAGGTTCTTCTTGAGACTTTGATATCTTACGTGTTTCTGAAACCTTAGCTCTGTCCTGTCCATTGTACTCTTCATAGTACACTTCTATTTCAAGGGTCTTTCCTTCTAACTTGTCAAGATCAATTTGTACTCTACCATCAGCCTTCATTCCAACAGCCTGAAGCAATGATTTGAGCTTCCAAAGAGCTGTGTCAATGAGAGGATAATTCTCAATAACCCTACAGCCTTTACTTTCTCCAGCAGTTACCTCAAATGTAACTTTAAACATATCGTTGCCGCCACA